TGAGGTCGCCAAAGGCACCATAAAACTTTGAGGTCGCCAAAGGCACCATAAAACTTTGAGGTCGCCAAAGGCACCATAAAACTTTGAGGTCGCCAAAGGCACCGAATAAATATCAGTTAACTCAATGAAGAACCTTGTTATTGTGGAATCGGCGGCAAAGGGGAAGACTATAGCAAAATATCTGAACAGTTCTGGGCTACAATCCATGGGCACCTTCCAGGTGATGGCCTCATTCGGCCACATCACAGAAATTCCAATCAAGGAGATGGGTGTCGATCTAGACACATGGGCGGCTACCTACGTCCCGATCGCTGACAAGTCGCAGGTCATCGCCAAGCTCAAGAAAGCCGCCAAGGAGGCTGATCGCGTGTTTCTTGCGTCCGATAAGGATACTGAAGGCGAGGCCATCGCATGGCATCTGCAGCACGTGCTCAAGTTGCCGCCCACGACGCCACGTATCACTTTCAACGAAATCACCCAGCAAGCGCTCGAGCACGCGGTCAAGCATCCTCAACGCATCGACACCGACGCCGTCGCGGCTCAAGAAACGCGTCGCATCCTGGACCGCGTTGTGGGATATAAGTTGAGCCCCTTGTTGTGGACGCGCTTTGCGACTGGGAAGTTGTCGGCAGGTCGAGTTCAGAGCGCTGCGCTCAAGATGCTCGTTGATCGATCTGCGGAAGCGAAGCTGCACGAGCCCGTCCCATTCTGGACGTTGGAGGGTTCTTTTGCAGGGGGGCACGAGACTCTGGAAGCCAAGGCCTACGCCAAGGACGATACCGTCATCGCAAACTGGGACAAGACCAACGCTGTGCGCCTTCCCAAGATTGTGAACAAAGCGTGGAAGCAGACATACACCGCAACCTTTTCAAAGAAAGAGGCTCGGAAGAACCCGAGTGCTCCTTTCACCACTTCTTCTCTACAGCAAGAGGCTTATTCTCGACTGGGTCTCCCAGCAAAGAGAACGATGCAACTAGCACAAGGCTTGTACGAAGAGGGGCACATTACTTATATGCGCACGGACTCAACGAATCTCGCCAAAGAAGCGCAAGCGGCTATCGTCGCATACATCCATGAAACATTTGGTGCGGATCAATGCAGCCCTCGCGAATTCAAGACCAAGTCCCTGAATGCACAGCAAGCACATGAGGCGATTCGGCCGACGCATGTCGAAGTCAAAGCCAAAGATATTGAGGGTCTGACGCCTATTCATAAAAAACTGTACGACCTGATATGGCGTCGAGCTGTGGCATCGCAGATGGCCCCTGCAGTGTTCTCAGAGCTCACATATGTCATAACGGCGCCTATGCTTGATTCTCTGGGCGTCGAGATGCGTGGAAAACACAGCGTCCTTATCGAAGAGGGGTACTTAGCGGTTTACGCTCCGGATCAGAAAGCCAACGCGGCGGCGATTAAAGCATGGGACTCTCTCAAAGCTACTCCTGTAAAGCCGCTGACATTCACTGTGAAGGGCGACGTATCACGGCCTCCAGCTCTATATAATGAACCAAACCTGGTCAAAACTTTGGAAAAAGAGGGCATCGGCCGTCCTTCTACGTATGCCTCGATCATCGACAAGCTCTTCGAAAAAGGCTATGTAATGAAGGGCTCGAATCCGCAATCGACACAACATGTCATCACGTATCACATCTCTCAGCCGAGCGGCGTCAAGGAGGAAGAGGAGACGCTCACATTGGGTGGCAAAGAGACCGATCGCCTCGTGCCCACGAGCTTGGGAGAACGCGTCATCGAGTACCTCGTAGGAGTTGTACCGAGCCTGTTGGATGCACAGTTCACTGCAAAAATGGAATCCGAACTCGACGATATTAGTGAAGGTCGGGCGAAAAAGAATAAGGTACTCGATGTGTTTTACAAGCCTTTCAGCGAGGCGGTCGAAAAAGCGCAAGAAGAGAGCAAGCGCATTGCAAAAATAAACAAAGATCATGAAAAGCGCGGTGACTGCAAAATTGAGCGTCCCGCTGCGCCCAAGAACGTGTTGCGTGAGCTTAAAGGAGCTGACATCATTCAAACTCGATTCGGACCGGCACTCTTTGACCCTCAAGCTGAATCTTTCATCAGCGGCTTGCTTCCGCTGTTGCAGTGGCGCGAGAAGACGATCGAGGAAGTTACGCAGAAGGACGTAGCATTCTTGAAGCGATTGCCTATGACTTTTGAAGGTACGTCACGACAGATCGTGATGGGGAGGTATGGGATCTATGTCAAAGACACAGCCACAGAAGACAGCATGAACTTACCCAAGGATAAATGGGATGATGTGTATGATGGCTCAATCACCGCGAAGGAGATTATGGCTTTGGTGCCTAAACCCAAGTCGTCTGCAACTGCGTCGAAGTATAAAAAGAAATAACGTGGCACGGGGGTCGGCGCGGCCGTTCACTTAGTGTGATTTTTATTCTTCGGCAACAACAAACAGGCAATCATGTTTGTCGTGATCCCGGATAACCGGAGTGGCTCTGGTATTGACTTGGAGGCGTTGGAGATTTTCGACGACGCTGTTTACGGAAGCAGGAGACTCATCTTTTTGGCCCTACATCGCATCAAGCGATTAGTCCGCGATGGGATTTTTTTAGATGACATCACGGATCCTAAATACGCAGAATGGCACATGGAGGAATATGGACTCGATACCCACGCACACAAGTTTCATAATGTTAACAGCTACCGCGTCCAAGGACTCACACAGGTGCTTCTCCAGTATCGTCAAGCAAACGGCGCGACGCAGTTTCAGACAATTGATCATGCCTTAGCCAATATTGACGCATTGCTTGGATATGTGAAAGCGATGTAACGCCGTTGGCGTTGTAACTCACTCGCATAATAACGCCGTTGGCGTTGTAACTCACTCGCATAATAACGCCATGTAATCCATATAAGTCCATTACACTTTTATTATCATATTACATGGCAACAACATACGATCTCATGGCCACGACACCTTATCAATGTCCCGTGTGCTTGACGCAGCCTGGCGCTCATTCTTTCGAGAAACGCCGTGATATCAACGGTGTCGATGTCTTCTATACGTGTCCATCCAAGGCGATCAAGTACAATGATATACCAGGAATTCTTGCACATTACGAGGGGATGTTGGACGCAAATGAAGACAGGCCCTGGTGGTGGGTGTTTGATTGCACCGGCTTCAGTTTGAAACATATGGTAGAAGTGAATGTTGGGATTGGATTGGCCAAGCTCATTTCAAAAAAATACTCCGGCTCCTTAAAGAGAGTCGTTATCGTGAATCCTACATGGTATGTCCGTACTATGATCAATGTTGTATGGCCGTTTCTGACTAAACAGGTCCGCGACGGCATTTGCATTGTCAACGACGATATCCTACTTGACGGGATCCCGGTGTCTTTATGGATGAACAAGCCTCATATAGAGGCTCCGCATGTACCTGGTGAACCAAATCTTGTACGTACGACGTTTTAAGTGGGGGATGCATCGGTGCTTTGCAGCTCGCCCCCCACAGCCCCCATGCTCTAAAACCCCAAAGGGGGATGCATCGGTGCTTTGCACCTCGCCCCCTACAGCCCCAATTCGAGAACAAGCCGTACGGGCACGACGAGTCTTAGTGGTGTGTCTGTAACAACAGGACCCCGAAGCATACGAGTGTAAAGAGAGCACCGCCCCACATTGTGTCTCGAACAGCAACGTCCCATGGATATTTTTTAAGTATCGCTTTACAAGTAAAGTTGTAAACACCATACACTAACAACCCCAGCAGACCCCCGCACTTTAACGCAACGAAAAACTTGTCATAGGGAGTCGCGTCTTTGTGAAGGGCGCTTTTAGCTGTCGGCAGTACATAGAAAGCGAGCAGTAAGAAGACGCACGCATATGACATAACCATGCCCCAGTAATCGACCTGAATTCCAGTTCCTTGAACCGCTTTAGTAGCATCATTGTACACACTCATATTCAAAGAAATCCAAACGCCATCTAAAACAGCCATAAGTATAACAATCAACACGTAGTGATAGAGTTCCATTTATCAATACATTAGAAAAAGAGATTATCATGAGAGTCTAAAACCAACATCCCCCTATTTTACTGCCACATAGCGTATTTCCCATAAGAACATTGGCTCAATTTGGGATCGACCGGCTTGATGGTGCACTGAACCGCATTCGCATCTGGGTTGTATTGATTGATTCCAGGCATCGCTTGCACATTGTTGCCGGGCCGAACTTGTCCTGGATACTGGTTGATAGCTCCAGGAGGCGGATTGGCGCCACGCAGATTCTCATTTGTGTACGCCGTCACATCGGCAGTCACGGGTTTGTTTCCCCATGGAGCGTTTTTCGCAAACGGCTCGCCGGTATACAAGCCCCCGTTCAAAGACGGAGCAGGCGGTGGAATGTACCCGATGTTTTCGAAGTCATAGGGGGCAAAATCAATACCGGAAGATCCGATGGGAAACCTGTACATCTCGATAAGTCTTTTAATTATAAGACATATTTTTGCCATAAGGTTTTTACCATGTCTGGAATTGCACTTCATAAGAATCGAATCCGGAGAGCCCGCCTACAATAGGAGCTCCGTTCATTACATTATCATTTTCATATTCACCTACAGTAGTGCTATTCTTGAAATACTTGTGCGATGGCTTCTCCATCGCCTTGAGTTTCTTGCTATCGATGTGCATCTCAACAGGGTTCTTGCAGAGTTTTTTATCGGTAGAGTAAGGGTCGCATTTCACCAACGCATCTCCGTCCAAAATCTTTTGAGTTTTCGCTACAGGACTTTCGTCAAAGTATGCATTCAATGAATTGTTATCATTGTCGGTGTACACATAGTTGTATAAATCACTGATTTGCTGGTTTTTGCTACGAATGACGTCTTCATCGTATTTGCTGATGTCATCGCGTGATGGGTTCGCAACGGCTTTAACGCTTGGATGTTTCAGTCCTGAGCGTATGTCGTATTGATCGGCGGGCGGCTTAGCAGCAGTTCCCATTTGTGCATTGAAATATGCTTCTAGGTCCGCGTCTTCGCTGCGATGCGCCGAATGTCCTGCGTGCACCGGTCCAGACGTTGCATGATGATGAGCCGGTGATGATGCCATGCCTCCATGTGCCGTAGATGGAGTGGTATGCTTGGCGCGAGACAAGCGGATGCTCTCGTCTAGCAGTTTGTTCTTGATCAAAAAGTGTACTATTAAAATGATTAATGCAATCAATATCGTGTTTTTAATGACAGTTTCTAACATTTAAAGTTAAGGTGTCACACTTTATATGTTAAAATAAAATTTTGTGGTCAGGTTAGCCGTGATTCGGTCTTCTTCAAAAAATTTGTGAACAATCGCATCAACCAAATTATTTAAAAACACCACATGGATCTGAAAACCTACTTGTCTAAACGAGGATACGCCTTCGATAAGAACCAGGAAAACGAAGCCTTATGCAAGGAATTGCGCAAAGAACTGACCGTCAAACCTTATGTCAACCCCTTGATGCCCACCGAGGCTGTGGAATTTCCAGTGTATCGCGAGAGCCCCTCAAAATTCTACGTCCCTCGCGTGTATGGCCTCAAACGCTTTGGAGTCCCTGGGTCGATGAAAATCGGCGAGGGCACATCCGCGCCGGGCCTAGTTTTCGCAGGGTCTTTGAGGCCTCGTCAAGAAGCGCCCGTCGCCGCATTCTTAGAAGCTGCCGCAGATCCTCTCCGCATGGGGGGCATCATGGAACTGGCTTGCGCGGAGGGCAAGACCGTCATGAGTCTTTACATCGCTTGTCAGATCCGACGTCAGACCCTTGTCATCGTTCATAAAGAGTTTCTAGGTAACCAGTGGCATGAACGCATTTCACAGTTCGTGCCGAATGCCAAGGTGGGGCTCATCAAGCAAAGCAAAGTCGTCGTGGAGGGCATGGACATCGTGCTGGCCTCCTTGCAAAGCCTTGCAATGCGTGATTACGACGAATCCATCTTTGCCGGCTTCGGTCTCGTAATTATCGATGAATGTCATCATACGGGTGCAGAGGTCTTCTCACGAGCCTTGAGCAAGGTCAATTCCAAGGTCATGATGGGCTTATCTGCCACTGTACAACGAAAGGACGGGTTGAGCAAAGTCTTTGAGTGGTGCATCGGTGCGCCGGTGTATACGATCCGTCGCCGCGAGGATCCCGACGTGACCATCATAGCGCAGCACTATTTCAGCGACGATGTCGCGTACTGCATGGAGAAAACGATGTACAATGGGAAAGTAAACTTTGCCGCCACGATCACGGGAATCGTGACCTACGCCCCGCGAAACGACCAGCTCGTCACCGAACTCGTCCAAATCCTTCAAGCAGAGCCTTGTCGCAAGGTCCTTATCCTCAGCGAGCGCCGAGGTCACTTGGATGCACTCCGCAACCTGATAGAGGAGCGCGGTACAGGCAAAACCATGGGCTATTACGTCGGTGGCATGAAAGAGGCCGACCTTAAAGCAAGCGAGGGCATGGACATCTTGCTCGCCACGTATGCGATGGCAAGTGAAGGCATGGATATTCCAGGTCTAGACACGCTCATCTTGGCGTCACCGGTCTCGTCAATCGAGCAGCCGATCGGTCGCATCCTAAGGCAAAAACCAGAAGACAGGAAGCACATCCCTTTGGTATTGGACTTGATCGATGACTTCAGCATCTTTATGGGGCAGGGGAAAAAACGCCTGACCTTCTACAAAAAACAAGGGTATCGCATCATGTCTCACTATGGTGAAGATGCCACTGCTAAAAAGTCGTCATGTCGCAAGTCGTCGCGACGCGATATGGCAGCAGATCAAGAACCCAAATTCGACACCTTCCTTTTCCGAAAGGAATAAGCGAAGCACCTGACGTATTTTTTTATCCTCTTTATTATTAAAAAGCACGGGCATGAAATTAAACACGAGCAATGTGTTGACAATCGTCAAGCTTATTATACTTCTTTATTTGGGTGTGTCAGTGTTCTATCCTTCTCGTACATTAAATGCTGTTTTTGGAAACATTGTGTTCAAAGGACTGTTGTTGTTGGCGATCATCACAGCGTCTATGTTCGATATTCCTCTCGCTATTTTGTTAACAGCTTGGCTGATTGTGCTGGTTATTCAGACTCAGGATATGCATGCAGGGCCGAAGACCGGTGCCGTTGCGGATGTTCAACACAAGCCAGCCGCTAAACCACAACCAAAAACCCAGCAGCAAGCCATGAACGATGTTTCCAAACGAAACATAGCGACCGCAGTAGGTGTACGTCATCAAGATGATGCGTACGATTATGAGTTGACGACAGAAGACGACAAAGAGATCCTTCGTCTGGCTCATGTATCGGACGATAGCCTGATCCGTATCCAGACGAGTGCCATTGACCCGCATTTAGTTGGGTACGAAGAAGATGACGTGGCCACCATTGACATGGAGACCATTATTACTCCTCGACATTAAACTCGGCAGCATGTTGACATTAAACTCGGCTTGCCGACATTAAATATATGTATAATTCAAAATGAAGATTGAATCTACTGTGTTTCTTTTTTCAGTCTGTCTGCTGCTTTTCGCTGTCATTATGGTTACATTGTTTTCATGCACTAATAATGCGGCGTCTGCTGTGAAGAAAGAACAGCATCATATTCATCTTCATGCTCCTATCAATCCTGTAATACCTGCCTCTCAACCTGCACCGATTCCACGAGGGCCTCCATTAACAGAAAAGCCAGTGGTCGTAAATGCAAGCACTCGTGGCCAGTATTCCTATCAACAAATTGGTATCTTGTATAAAGAAGTTCCAGATGGAGAAAGCAAAGTATTGCCATTGTACGGTCGCCCTACCTATATGGGAAGTCAAAAATGGAACTACTATACACAAACAGATGGCTACAACCCCATCAAGTTGAGCTTACAAAAAAGGCAACGTGATTGCATGGACCAGATCGGATGTGACGAGATCAACGACGGTGACGAGATTTATGTTCCTGAATTGAACAACGGTTTCAGGGTGCGTATTTATCAAACGAGTGTTCCTACATATATCCCTGTTGTTTAATGGGAATGGATAGGAGCTCCGGATAGTCGTGATGGAGCCCATACTGCATTTGGACCACTGTTTGTTCGAGATGCCGCAGGAGTGTACATTGCAGGCAGTGCTCGAGATGCAGTCGCAGGAGCGTACATTGCAG